ATCTCTTGGAATAATATAGGAAAATCAAAAACTGAATACTAAAAAACCCCGAAAATTTTTCGGGGTATTTTTTTGGCCAAAAAGTCGATCAAATTATCCCGCAGCTTTAAGTCTCTTGTTTATATAATTACCAGACTTTGCATATACATTCTTCTCTCTGAAGTCATCAACAAATGATCCAATGAAGTTTGGTTTTAATAGATAGATCTCTCTCTTCTTTTCGTTCTCTCTAAAGAAGTGTTCTGATACTGGTATAGCATTCACAAAAGAACTTCCAATTTTATCTTGTACTGATCCGTTTATGTTTAGTTTATGTGTAGCATTGTAGAATGTTTCATCAACAATAGTTCCTCCTTTATACTGTGCTATTTCTATTGTTTCGTAGTGATGTATTTCAGTGAACGGATCTGTATATTCCGTTGCAAGTGTGTTGAATAACTGATTGCTATCCATAGGCCAATCATACTGTGCGTTGATCATATTATTTGTAATAAGAATGATCCAATCATAATGTACATTGTCGTATGCTTTTAATGCCAGAGTCTCAGGTCTTTCTCCATCTTCTATAGCATATTTCTGAAAGAATACTGCGAAAGAAAATATATCTTCATTCACTTTATATCTTCTGAAGAAGTTTTTTGCTATCTTAACTTCAGAAGAAGAGAATGGATACTTGATAGGTTTCTCATTGTATCCTATGTCTGGTAGATTTGAGAAGTACATTAGTAACGATCAGCCTCCTCTTTGTAGATAAGTTTTGTTTCTTGGAAATTTAATGTTAGTTCTGTAGCAACTGGAGTTCCATCGTAGTAGGTAGCATACTGTCCATCAGGAGTATAATTTACATCTACTTGAGTCAGAGCACACATTTTAAATTGTGGCAATCTTGTATTCTCTGATCCTCCTTTCATGAATGATACTCGAACAAGGTCGGGAACACTTATGTATCCATTAGTGACACCATTACCTCTTGACCATTGAAATACTTCACTTACTTGAGTACCAGGTAACATATTCCTTTTGAATAGTTTGGTTATTTGTGAAATTATTTCTGCTTCTATGGCTGATCGAGGAACTAATTTATATTTTAATGCGAATGTCCTCATTTCAATGTTCTCAAATAGCATTTCTGCATTTGGGTTTTGAACTACACCACCTATTCCACCAGTTACATTATCATCGTTTAATACATCACCACTAACTTTCTTTACAGAATCTTTAATTGCTTTCACTCCCATATCTAAAGCCCATCTATCAAATCGTTGTAGGTCTCTTCTTGCTTGATTAATTCCTTTAGCGGCCATTCCTGGTGTACCAAGAGCTACTAGATCAGCTCTTCCTGCTGCTCCAACAGATTTACCACCCCAGTTTGCTTTGTAACCAGTAGATATATCATCTGGCATGTATAGCATAATCATTTCGTCATCAGTTGGAGTGTATTGGTTTGCTCTATTGTAATAATTTAGAACACTCTTTCCTTTTGCAACATGATTATCCCATGCTGTTTTTGCTTTGCCTAGCTGATTGGAGTATGGCCACATATCTCCTGCTCCTTCTGTATCAAAATAAGTACCACCTCCTATCTGTGCATTTGATTTACTACCATCAGGCATTGTTTCTGGACCTCCACCAAAAGATCTTCCCCAAGGTGGTTGATACTTATAAAATTTAAATGCAACGTAGTCACTGTCTGGACCCATCGCTGGTGATGCTGGATATCTTAGAGCACTAGAACTAACTGTCAATTCTGGATATGTACTGACAGGCATTGGGTTTTGACTTTTATACTTCTTAAATGCTTCTTCGTATTCTTCTCGTTCCTTATTTAAAAATGCTTTATAATCTTTATTATTTTTGTTTCTCCAATACCACCAGGTTCTAACATTATCTTGGCCCTTTTGAAACAAATTGCGATTATCTGGTCTGATCGTTCCAACAGACTCATGAAAATTATGAGGATTGTTTTCTGTCATCGTGCCATCTCTATACTTTCTGGTGTACCATAACCTTTGATAATTCTACTAGCTTTAAACTTATCGTAGAAGTTTTCATCAGTATCTTCCCAAACATCCTCTCGTCTGACTGGAAATTTCAACCCGTTGAGGTCTCTCACGAAGTTTTCTATAGGTAATAGGACAACAGTGTCCCATTCATTTATAGCAACATCTAAAAATATTCTTTGATCAACGTGTTTCAGTAGATATTTATGCAAAGATGCTTTAGGTACATCAATTCTACCCCGTGTTAACTTAGATGCTGCAACGATTCTTTTCTTTAATGACATGTAATGAAAGTTAATTCCCCAGAACTCTTCTTTACTTGATCTGATACAGTAGACAAGGGGATAAGTATCGTAGTACCTGAGTTTTTTAATAAACTTTGGGTCTTTATATTCAAAGAGATACATGTGGCCTTGGACAGCCCATCTACGTAGTTCATTCTGGTCTTGATTGATTCCAGTATCTAATGAGTCTCTTCTTTCGTCGCGGATAAATTTATCAAAATTTGCTTTGTATTGTCTAGAATATTTCTGTGTGGTGGTACGATACCACTGTAATGATTTCTTTTCTCCACCTGCTGCTTGTTTTACTTTCTCAAATAGTGTATTACCACCAGTAGTTACTCCTGCTTTAGAAATATTAGCAGATGCTTTCTTTTGTAGTTCTCCAAATCCTTGTGCCATTGTTTCATATCGCTAAGTTTTCTTCTGTAAAGATTATGAATTCCATCTGCCTATCTTCACAAAATCTCTTAGCAGATCTCCACTTAGCGCGGTTCTTTGCGTAGGTTTTTACAGCATTACGATATGAAGCAGTATTTTTATTCTTCGCATCAGGGGGTTTAGTTTGTTTTTTAGGTTTTACCTCTATTATATACTTAGCAGTTCCTCCTCCCTTATTTCTGACTTTTATGTAGAAGTCGGGATAGTAACGACGCATTTTACCATCAGGAGCATGATATGGTATTATAACAGTCTCACTTCCCCACTCTAATATATGTTGGTGGTTATCACAGAAGACCATGAATTTGCGTTCCCACAATGACCGATAAATTACGTTGCGTGGGTTGCCACGGTACTTCTTAGGATTGATAGGTCTATAAATCCCAGAATAGGCCATAAATATAGTTGTATCATTAGTAGATATTTAGTGTGTCGATAAGTCGTTTTATACAAAGAGTATCAAAAGACGGTGGATTAGCGTCCAGTAATAGTTTTATTGTGCGTGTATTAAATCCTCCAGTAGGATCTTTTGACCTTGATGAGACTATTGAGTTTTATTGTAATGAAGCTCAGTTGCCCAACCTTAATACAGCAGAAGGTACAATTAACGGAATGTATACTGGTAGTGGAACAACAAAATATCCACATACTAGGGTCTACACAGAAATTCAACTTGGATTTTTATGTGATGCTAACATGACTGTATTGAAGTTTCTGAATAGCTGGCAAGACCTTATGTTTAATCAGAAACCTGGATCTGATGGTAAGGTACAGAATAGGCAAGTAAAATTAGCCTATATGGATGAATATGTTTCTGATATTGCTATTATTAAAGCAGAGCCAGGCCCTAAATCTGCTGTTCAAAGACAACCAATAACATATATTTTAGAGAGAGCATATCCATATGCTATTGACGCTGTTCCTTTACAGTATGGTACTAATCAAGTAGTTCAAGTAACTGCTCAGTTCTCATACATGCGTCATTACACGATGGATCACGACATTAGATTTATTAAAGGTACTATGGATAATATTGGTGAAACAGAAGACCATATGTCCATGCCTTTTGGTGGTGGATTTTCCCTTGGATTTGATGGACGCTGGTAGGCCAGCAAATTCGATTTTTTGATTCCATAAAAGTCGAAAAATTTACTCGGCAATTTTTTACCTGAAAAAGTTGATATATATAAATATGATCCTGAATTAATATTATGGCATTACCTAAAGTCGCTCTACCGACTTATGAACTGGAATTACCTTCAAACGGCAAAACTGTCAAATTTAGACCATTTGTTGTAAAAGAGGAAAAAATCCTTTTAATGGCCTTAGACACAGAGGACGAGGCAGCAATAACATCCGCAGTTAAGGATTTATTGAAGAATTGCGTTAGTAGTAGAGTTAAAATTGAGTCATTACCAACTTTTGATTTGGAATATTTGTTTTTAAATATTCGTGCTGTATCAGTTGGTGAAGATGTAGATATGACCATTACTTGTAAAGATGATGATAAAACACAAGTAAAATATACTTTCAGTTTACTTGATGTTAAAGTAGAGAAACCAGAAGGTAATGATCCTAAGATTATGCTTTCTAAAGAAATGGGTATAATTTTTAGATATCCTTCATTTAATGAATTTATAGATTCTTCTATTATAGGTAAAACTCTTGATCCTGAAGCTTATATTGATACTATCTCTGGATGTGTAGATCAGATATTTGATGGTGAAGAGGTGTATGACTCTTCTACTACTAGTAAGAAGGAATTTAGAGAATTTATTGAAGGAATGACAACTGCACAATTCAAGAAAATTACAGAATTTTTTGAGACTATTCCTAGACTAGAGTATAAATTTAATATTACTAATCCTGAAACTGGTGTTGAATCTGAGTATGTAATCAATGGGTTACAGAATTTTTTCGGATAGCCCTCTTTCATATGTCGATGGAGGGGTACTATAAGACCAATTTCGCTCTGATGCAATACCATAAATATAGTTTGAGTGAAATTGAAAATTTAATGCCTTGGGAAAGGCAAGTATATACCACTTTATTGATGCAACATCTTGAGAATGTAAAACAAGAACAGGCTAAGAACAAATAATGGCACATGGATTTACTGGTATCGGGAAGATGGGGGATACACCTCCAGGTGGTTATAAGGCCATGGCTAATTGGGCTTGGGATAAATTAAAAAAAGCAGCTAAGACTGCTGGAAGTAAAAAAAAGAGTACGGGACTTGTTCTTAATAAGGATAAGTCCATTTTTCCTGTTGACATAATAGATGTAGATTCTACAGAAGTTAAGGAAGCAGCACAGATTGCTGGACAGAGTTCTATGTTGGGTTTGTCATCCAAGAAAGGTGGTGACATAGTTCCTAATCCTTTAACTGGGACAAATGCATTAAATTCTCCAAAGAATAAGAACGTAGAAGCTAGAAGTGCTATTATTGATCTTAAAAAAGATGATTCTGGGAGCTTCTCACCTGCTTCGATGAAGGAATATGATCCTGATAATCCAGGAGCATTATTACAGAAGATTGTTAATAATACATCTGAACTAGTTAGAGTAGTTAATGACCATAAAGATGCGATGGTCACGCAGTCTATTTCTAGAGAGACTCATGATGATAAGATGTGGTCTAGGCAACGTTCTCTGCTAGAGAAGCAGAGTATGCAAGCAAAGAAGTTAGCAGCATCTAGTAAGAATGGACCACAATTAGGTGATTTAGCTAATCTTGCTATTGATGGTCTTGCTGGAGGTAAGTCTAATTCTGCTATCAAGATGATGGGAGGAAGTGCCTTAGCAAAACATGCAGGTGGTGCTTTAGCTAAGTCAACTCTTGGTGCAACTGGAACTAAGGGCATCATGAAGTATGGTGCATCTAGAGCTGGTAAACGTGCTCTGCTTAAAGTTGGTGGTAAAGGTCTAGCAAAGATGGGATTGAAGAAAATCCCTGGTATTGGAGCAATTGCAGGATTAGGATTTGGTCTTCAGAGAGCATTGAAAGGTGATATATTAGGAGCATTTGGAGAGGTTGCTTCAGGATTAGCATCAACAATCCCTGTTGCTGGTACTGCTCTTTCATTAGGTATTGATGGAGCATTAATGGCCAAGGATATGGCAGGTGCAAAAGATGGAGCACTGGGATTTGGTGGTGATTGGACAGGAGCAATGTCACCTGCTTTGTGGCCATTTTCAGGTATGGCAAGACTTACTGGATCTAATCTTGGAGAGAAAGGAAAATCATTACAAGTCCACAAAGATGAAGTTGTAATGAATAAATCTTTACTTGGTGAAGTGGGTGAAGGATGGATGGATACTGTTGTTGATCGTGAACCTGAATTTTCTAAAGCAATTGGTATGGGATTATATTGGAATCAGAAAAAGTATCCAGTTTTTTGGGGTGGTAATGGAAAAAATCAACCTGTTGAGAAAGAGAAAGAAAACCACTTTGAAGTTGAATCTCAATTGTTGCGAGCTTTAGTTGGTAGTAGTGTTGATGATGGTTTCTACGGACCAAGTTTTTTAAGGATTTTTAACGAAAATACAGAACAAGGTAAAAAATTATTAAGAGAAGATAGAGTTAATCATGGTTCTGGAATAGGTGCAACCTTTAGAGCAATGACTGGCTCTAAAATAGGTGACGGATATATTGGACCAAAGTGGTTGGGTTGGAAGAACAAGGATGCACCAATAGTTGAGCCAACTCAAGCTATGAATTATCTTATTTCTAAAGGAGTTGAACCAAACGAAGCAGTTCGTTGGACAGAACAGATAAATGCTAAATCTGGTTTTGCTGGTGGTAAAGAAGGAGGATTATTTGGATGGGAAGGTGGTGATTTTGGTAAGATGAAATCTGCTGTGGGTGATGATTGGAAGACTGATTGGCAAGGACAACTTGATTTTCTTATAAAAGATCAAATTATTCTCAATAAAGATAATCAGGCAATAATACCGAGTGATGGATCTAATAGTGGACCTGGAACAGTTGGTAATACTATGGGATCAGCAATTAGTCAATTATCATCTGATCAGGCATTAGTACAATCTGGAAATGCTCCAATAGTTGTTAATAATATGATTCCTGGTGAAGGTGGCGGTGCTGTTGGAACTGCACCATCAGGATATGGTAATGGCATGAGTATGGGAGATACTGGATTAGAGGTATTCTCTAATCTTAGAATAAGGAGTATTAGATAATGAGTGAAAAAGGAACTTTTAAAAATAGTTTAGATTTTTCAGTTGAGAATGTCACAATATGGCCTGCTGGAACTCCTACTGATCCGAGTAAGTCTATTGATATGACAGGTACTGTTGTAATATTTTCTTATGTTGAGAGTATTACATCACCATTTGTTGCAGGTACTTTGACTGTTCTTGATAGTGGTGGACTCTTAGGTGGATTGCCAATACAAGGAACAGAGAATGTATGGATAAAAATTAGAACTAGTTCTGAAGATGATCCAATAACATATAAGATGAAGATCTGGAGCGTACACAATAGGTATACTAAAGGGCAAAAGCAAATTTATAATTTAGGATTAATTTCTACTGAGGCTATTATTAATGAGACTGTTAGAGTAACTAAACCACTCCAAGGACATAGTGATTCTATTGTAACGGAACTCTTAGAGAACTTCTTTAATACTGAAAAGAAGATACACACAGAGACTTCTCAGTTTCAGATGAGATTATTACCAGCAAGACGAAGAGTGTTTGATATTATTACTGAAGTCTGTATCAAAAGTGTTGCTAAAGTAAATTTTGAGAAAACAAAATCTAAGAAGGGAGATAAGGATAAGACCGAAGAAGCAAATGTAACAGAATCTATTAAAGGAAGTGCTGGATTTTTCTTTTGGGAGAATAGAAGAGGATTTAATTTTTTTGCAGTAGATTCTCTATTTGCAGATAAAGGATCGAAGTTTAGATCTGAATCTTATAATAATGAGGCATTTGGTACTTATAAAGAAAGAGATGCGAATACAGATGATATACCAGAGGAAGATGAACGATCTAATATTTTAGAGGCTAGTTTTGGATCTCAACTCAATGTTATGGAATCATTGCGATTGGGTAAGTATGGAACATTAATTGCATTCTTTAATCATAGTACAGGTCTGTATGAGGAGTATATATACAATGCTTCTGATAATTATGATAATATGTCCCATTTAGGTGGACAGGAAAGTATTGAATTGATTACAGATGATAAACATGATTTAACAGAAAGGCCATCTAGGGTCATGTCTGTTTACTTAGATCACGAGACATGGTATAATGGAGGTTGGCCAGCAAATCCAGAGGATAAGTCAGCGAAGAATCCAACACCTTTTGCTGATTGGCAGAAGTATTATACGACTCAGGCTTTAACTAGATATGAGTTTCTGAGAAATCAGTATGCTACAATCCAGATTCCTGGTAATTCTAACATATGTGCAGGAGACACTGTTGATATTAGATTACAAAATAAATTACCAAATGCTATCACAAAGGAGGAAAAGTGGGATAGGGAAAGTAGTGGAATATATCTCGTTGAAGAGGTTACGCATGAATATGCGAGACTTGAGAACGCAAATGGTCGTTTTATCACGACTTTAAGACTTATGCGTGACTCTTATGGAATGAAGGGTAGAATATCCTCACATGGCAAATAAATAATTTCACCATACTAATTAATTATGACAAAGGAAATCAAACACGATTTAGATCATGAAGTGTACTTAGATCCAAAGGATCATAAGGAACATATAAATCATGGCATGTTGGAGTACAGTGAGGCAGATCTGAGAGATGTTCATGCCAATTATGAAGGCTACCATGAAGGAGAAGAGGTAAATAAGAATGATGGTCAGATTAATGACTATCACACACGACATCAGGATAAG